TCTTAAGCGCATCACAATGGAACTAGCAATTTTCGAACCAGATACAGAACTTTCACAACTAATCTCAGGCGGTTTGTTGCTTCGTAAGAACTTCGGTACTTACGCATCACCAAACAACAAGTCTGTCGGTTGGGCTGCACCATCTGTTGGCGATGACCCAACAGGTAATGGCGTGGCGTTAGAAGTTTGGTCATTTGCTGTTGCAGACGGACGTCGTGCAGCAACAAACCCTTACTTCCACTGGGTATTCCCATACGTCAAGCTACGTCAGTCAGGCGACCGTGTTATTGAAAACGGCATGCTTGCTACAACATTCGAAGGTTACGGCCTTGGAAACATCGCATTTGGTTCAGGTCTAGATGGCCGTTGGGAGTTCCCAGTAGCATCTGAGCGTTCATACTCATATGCTCGTGCATCATGGGCGCCAACAGGTCTTAAGGGCTTCTACCGCTGGTTTGGAGAGGCAACTAACACGATTACTAACAAGGCTCTTACATCAAACCTTGCTACTTTGACAACTGGAACAGCCCACGGCTTCCTAGTAGGTCAGAGCGTAACTGTAGCTACTGTAGACAGCACCTTTAACGGTACTTACACAATCACTGCAGTTCCTACAACAACATCATTCCGTTATGCAAAGACAGCTGGAGATGTTGCATCTGCAGCAGTCTCACCAACAGGTACAGTTCTTCGTAGTTACGGATACCTTGCGGTTACAGACTTTACAACACAAGGATCAACAACTGCATACAACGTACCAGGAAGCTCTGAGTACAACGCAGATAATGCAATTGACTTCATTATTGCATCAACTGAGGATCCAACAGCGTAATTTAGTAAATAGGAGGCGGGCAGCGTACCGATGGTATATACCGTTGAAACGTTGCTCGCTTTTTCTATTAGAGACGGGAGATGACTATGAGCAACCTTTGGGTAACACCAGAAGAACTTGGCGACTATGCCGAATCTGACTATGCCTATGATGCTGCAAAGACTGCTTCCTACCTCCTATGGGGAATGTCTGGCCGTAAGTTTTCGGGAATCACAACTGTTACAGAGCGTTATGTATCTTCATTTGACCCGTACTTAAGAACCGCTGGTTCAAACTTTAACTACGCTCCAGTGCTTGTTAACGGCAACGTGGAAAACGTTCCATATGTAGGGTTTGGATACGATAAAGATTATCAAGGAGATGGAACAACATCTTCATCCCGCTTAAGATTGCGTGGTCGTAAGGTTGTAAAAATTCATACCGTTAGAAACTTAGATGGCGAGATTATTGATCCAAGTAAGTACTATCTTGCAGACCACTCAACTCTTATGGGGGTCGCAGGAGCTAATTGGTTCTCATCACGCTGTGAAGTTACATACACCTATGGAAGCCCCCCACCAACGGCTGGGAGAGCCGCTGCTCGTGTTTTAGCTACAGAGTTAGTAAAACTATATGAAGGTGATGATACCTGCGCTCTGCCGCAACGTGTGACCTCTATATCTCGTCAAGGTGTTTCATATACTCTTCTTGATAGCCAAGATTTTATTGATGAACTTCGCACTGGCATCTATGCCATCGATCTATTTCTAAAGACTGCTAACCCAGATAAGGCTCGTGCTCGTTCCCGTGTCTTTTCCCCAGATATTCCTCGTGCTCGCCGCATCACTGGCGCATCACCTCTTTACCCTCTTAGTGCTAACGATCTCTATGTTGGTGCAGAGGGAACATCTAATCTTTATTATTTCTCAGAGATTGCAGCGGAGTTCCTTGATGGAGATAACGCTTGGGTAATCTCAACTGAGGTTTCAGATATTAACAACAACACAACTTCTCAAATCCCTAATGCAGCAGTCATTGATCGTACAGAAAATACAATTAGAGTAAGCGCTACATTTACACAGATTAATTCTATTATAGGTCCCCGTGATCCAGGAGTCTTAGATCTTTACGCAGTTAGACCAAGTCTTGGAAATGCAGCAGTCAATGAAATTGTTCACCTAGTCTCCAGTAACGTCATCGTTCAGCTGGGGGAAAGAACAATTCCAATCTATACTGTGTAATACGACAACCTAAAGACAAGAGGACACATGCCTACACCTATTAATACAGCCACTGTGGATGACGCAGCAAAAAATCTAGCTGTACTTATGCAAGGAGTTCTTGACTCCGTTATCAGCACTTATGCATCATACACAATGCCGCTACCGGGCCGTAGATATTGGACCTTGGGGAATCCGTCAGTTGACTGTGAGCAAGTTGTAGTTTCAATGCTTCAGATGTATATCGGTTCTCCAGGAGATGAAGCAACAGAGCCTCGTCGTTGTAATGACCCACGCAGTGCAACTCTTCTTGTTTCTGTATCTAGAGAAGTTCCTGTAGTTGGTGTAAATGGAAGACCTCCAGCAGCAGATGATATCCAAGCTTTCTCAGAGATCTCTGCATATGATGCTTGGATCCTTTTAGATAGTTCACGAGCACTCGATCAGTGGTCAACAGGTGGTTCTTTTGGTATGGGTGTTATCGCAACAGTTGAGGCAGGTACTCCTGAAGGCGGTTTTCAGACAGTTACAATGACTATTACAGTAGCGGTTCCGTAATGGCAAGAACAAAAATAACTTGGTTTGATGGAGAGCTAGACAAACTTCTCAATCAAAAAGATGGTGACGTTGGGCAATACCTCACTAGAAAAGGAAATGAAATTCTTGTATCTGCTCGTGCTCGAGTAGGTGTAAGGACTGGTGCTCTTAGAGCATCGCTTCATATGAGGCATATGAAAGACCCAAGAGGACAACAAATCTGGATCGGGTCAAATCTTCACTATGCGCTAGCTCATCACGAAGGAACTAAACCTCATGTAATCGTACCTAAAAACGGAAAAATGCTTAGGTTCGTCGCAAGAGGACGGGTTGTATACACACATGTTGTAAACCATCCAGGTACTAAAGCAAACAGATATCTAGCTGACGCTCTCAGAGACAAGCTATAATTAAGTAACGATAACTACGCAAGTGGTCCGTCAATGACAGAAAAGGAATAATAGATGACAACACGATTTAAAGATTTTGGAAGCGGCGAAAATGTTAATAAAGAACCGCTCTCATTTCAACTTTATGGTGAAAGCTTTGAGTGCTACTCAAGCATCCAAGGCAAAGTTCTTCTGGATATGGTTTCAGATGCCTCGTCTAACGATGCCGAAGCAGCAGCAAAAACAATCACTAACTTCTTCTCACACGCTCTAAAGCCAGAAAGCTATAAGCGTTTTGAAGATCTTATTGAAAATCCTGACAAGATCGTTAATGTTGAAACATTAGGCGAAATAACAGGATGGCTCACAGAACAGTACTCAGGCCGTCCTCAACAGGGGCCAGAGCAATCGCAGAGTGGGCAATAGACCTCTGGCCTTATGTAAATGGAAAAGCTCTAGTGAACGGACTTCAATTGGCTTCTATGGAAGTAGATGACATGTTAGATGTCCTCCATTATTTTATGGAGGAAGACTTTAACGTCACTTCTGGCGAACAAGCTGAAGCTCGTCAAAAAGCTAGAACTATTCTGTATAAGAGTCTCTATAACAAAGATTATAGATTCTCTGATAAGAAAAAAACATTTTCTACTGTAGATGCTAGTGGACACACCAATAGCTTTGAAGAAGAACTTGTTCCCGTAGATCCTACAGCAGGACCTACGAAGTCCTTTGTCCCACCTACGGACTTCAACCCAGAATCAATTAAACCGTTCGGAGACGTACTAGACGCTCCGTTAGAACTCTAAGCATTGGAGGTGATGGCTTGTGGCAATAGTTGGTAGTGCAGAGATAATTGTTCGTGCCATCACCACTGGTGTAAAAGACGACATTCAAAAAGCATTTAACGGCTCTGACTCAATTGCCGAGCGATCTGGATCTAATGCTGGAAGTAGCTTTACAAGAGGATTCCAAAAAGGAGCTGGAGATCCAGCTTTTCTTTTTGGAAAAAGCTTAAGTCAAAATGATGTAAATAGGTTTGGCGCAGCAAGAAAACAATTTATGTCTTTGGTTAGAGCTGGTTTTGTTTTAGCTCCAGCCCTAGCCGCTGTTGGTGGTGCTATTGGTGCTGTAGTTGGTGGTTTAGGTGTAGTTATATCTCTTGCTGCTGCAGCAACACCTGCCCTATTAGCCTTATCTGGTGCATTTCTTGCAGTTGGAGTTTCAGCATTAGTTCTTAAAGCAGCATTTGGTGGTGTTGGGGAAGCTATTAAAGCTGGAGCAAAAGTAACTACAAGTGGTGTAGATGCTGCAGAAGCACTTGCTCGTGCAAATGAAAGACTTGCAGACGCCTACTACAACCTCGATGAGGTGACAAGAGATAATACAAAGAGAAAAGCAGATGCAGTTGAGGCTGAATCTGACGCAGCAAATTCTGTTGCAGATGCAGCAATTGCCGTAGAACGTGCAGAGCGTTCATATCAAGGGGCTGTTAAGAATACGGAAAAAGCACTTGAAGATGTTACAAAGGCTCGTGAAGATGCTAAGGAAGCAATTCAGCAACTTCGCTTCGAGCTTGAAGGCGGAGTTATCTCTGAAAAGAAAGCACGTCTCGAGTTTGAAAAAGCTCGTGAATCACTACAGCGTGTTCAAGACCTCCCACCTAACTCCCGTGCTCGCCGTGAGGCTGAACTTGCCTTTGCCGAAGCTGATCTTAACTTGCGTAAAGCAATTGATAAAAATGGCGATCTTCGCAAGGAAAATTCAAAAGCAAACAAAGAAGGCGTTGACGGTAATCAAAGAGTTGTTGCTGCACAGAACGCTTTAGTTAGCGCAAAGCAAGATGAATCTGATGCTCAGATAGATGCTGCACGATCTGTTATCTCGTATAGAGAAGCTTTAGAAGATCTTAAAGCAGCTCAAGATGCACTTATTAAGGGTGGAGAAGTTGATCGTCAAAATGCTCGTGCTCTAGAGCTTGCATATAGAGAACTTGCTGCTGCAACAAAAGCAGTAGAAGATGCCAAAAAGGGAACTGGGGCATCTGGTTTTGAGGCTGCTCTAGATAAATTATCTCCTGCTGCACAGGACTTTGTTAAGTACATTCTCAGCTTAAAAGAGGCTTTTGAAGAGTTAAGAAAAAAACTTCAAGAAGCATTCTTCCCTAAGTTTACGGAAGCAGTAAAGCTTCTTGTCGAGACATATCTTCCATTATTAGAAGAAGATCTGATTAATATTGCTGCAAAACTTGGAGAGCTTGCTCTTCTATTTGCTACTACATTTACAACTCCTAAAAAAATAGAAGAAATTAAAATCATATTTGAGTCTTTCACTCCTATTATTGATGCTTTAGGTAGAGCATTTATTGATTTAGCTGCTGCTTTTACAACGCTAACTGCTGCATTTGCTCCTTATACTATAGAATTTGCTGAATTTTTAGCAAAGAAAGCAGCAGCACTTAAGGCTACTATCGAGCTAAAAGAGGCCACTGGAGAGCTTGCAGCAATATTTGAAACAGCTACGGACATAGTTAGAAAACTTGGTGAAGCAATTGGAAATGCCTTTAGTGCATTTGGAACAATCATTGCTGCGTCTGTTGGTCCTGGTAGTGGTGGAGAATTCTTCCTAAACTGGCTTATAGAAACAACTGCTAAATGGGAAGAAACTACAAAGGCTCTTAGCGAGACAGGAGAGCTTCAAAAAACAATTTTAGGTCTAACCAAAAACTTTACTATTCTTCTTGATATTCTTGGATTGATTGCAATAGGTTTTATTAAAATTGGTGCTAGTGAAGGTATGACTCAGTTCCTGACATCACTTAAGAATGTTGTAACTACATTTAATGAAATAGGTCTCTCTCTTAGCGGTAAAGATGGAGCATTAGCATCCCTCGGGCTATTTTTAGAAGAGTTTGCTAGAACTATAAAAATATTTACTGATTCTGGTGCAATTACAGTATTTTTTACTGTATTAACAACTATTCTCAAGACACTTAACACTGTATTAGATACAGAACTAGGAAGAACTTTATTAATAGTAACTGGAACAATCCTTGCCTTTAATGCTGCAATTGGTCTATCCAAGATAGCTGTTGGATTTTATACGGATTCCTTAAAGGGCGCAGTTCTAGGTATGGTTAATTTTGCTGATAATGGCCTTGGAAAAATGACAGGTCTTCCAATCATTGGCGGACATATTGCAAAGCTAAGACAAGAGCTTATGTTCCTTACCTATGGAGCTGGTGCGGTTAGTGCACCATTCCTAGCAATTGCAATAGCAGTAGCAGCTGTAGTTGCAGTACTAATTATTGCCTACAATAAGAGCGAGATATTTAGAAAAGCAGTTAAAGACCTTATAGATGGAGTCTTAACAGCTCTGAAGGATGCATTCAAAACTATTGGGGATGCAATAGAAGAGGTAATGCCGCAGATCACAGGGTTTGGAGACTTCTTTAAAGAGATTGGTGACTTCATAGGAAAGTATGTAGTTCCTGTATTTGAAGTAATTCTTGTTACGGCTATAAATATCTTGGCAGATGTTATTGCTGGATTTATAAAACTAGCTGGTGGAATATTTAAGCTATTTACTGATCCTGTAGAAGGCGTTAAGCTAATCCTTAGCGCATTTGTTTCCTTCTTAAAGGGAACTGTTATTAATCCAATTATTGCTTTATTTAAAATTAGCAACATCTGGGGATTCTTATCTGACGGGTTTAAAGAAGTAATCAACAAGATGATTGGTTGGTGGAATGATTTTAGTTTGACACTAAGCGTCCCATCAAATATTTTAACTAAAGCTCTTGGTATTGCTGGTAAGGGCTTTACAATTGATACACCTAATATTAAAAAACTTGCTTTAGGTGGAGTTGTTCCAGCATCAAACGGTGGAACTCTTGCAATGATTGGTGAAGCTGGTCGCCCAGAGCGTGTTGAACCTCTTGATCCAGACGGGCTATCAAAGCGTGATAAGGCTATGATTCAACTTCTTGCTGGAAATGCTGGTGGAATTAATATTACTGTAAACCCATCAGCTGGTATGGATGAGCGTGAGCTTGCAAATCTTGTGTCCCGTCAACTTGCTTTCCAACTTCGTAAAGGTGCTGCATAATGAGCGAAATTTATAATCAAGCACAGGAAAACTTCTTTGTAGACCGTGGGCTAACCCCGCTTCCACAGCCACATCTAACTGGTATGAAGCTCAAGGCAGATATTGTCCTTGGAGATTTTGTATTTAATACTATTGACGAATACGGCGTTACTTGGGTTATCACCAATATGGAAGGTTGGTGGCAACACCCAGAGCCTGATATGCCAGATATTCCTCGTGGTTTTGGTGATGGTTCATATGATGTTAAAGGTAGATATCAAGCTCGTATGATTACTTTATCTGGATCTTTCCTAACTCCAACGCCAGACCTTGTAGAGGCTGCTCGTGACAGACTTATTGCTGCCACCAATCTTGTGTATAGCGGTGCGTGGCTTAGAACTGGATCTAACGGAAAGCGTACTTCATTTGTTAGATTAAGCGGCGGGCCTCAGATAGAAACTGTAAGTGCTCGTGGTCGTACAGATTTTTCTATTGGCCTAAAAGCAGCAGATCCTATTAAATACTCTTGGAATGATGCAGAACCAGATGGATACAACATTGTTGAAATTCCAGCTACAAATAGAGTAACTGGGGCAACAGGTATTGAAATTATAAAAAACGTTGGAAATGCTGATGTACCAGTTCAAATTGAAATTCAAGGACCTGTCGTAGCTCCAGCTCGTATCGTTGTTAATAAAAATACGGCAACAGAAAAACTTTTAGCAGTTACTGGAACTCTTAGAGGTAGATTAACTTCTTCTGTTATAAATAAGCAGCTTACTTTTAATACATCAGATACAGAAACGCCAACAGACATTCTTACTCTCACAACAACAAAAGCTCACGGGCTATTAGTCAATGACCTTGTTGAGATCAGTGGTCTCTCTGAAGATGTCCTAAATGGTGACTTCACTATCTCAAGCACCCCGACAGATACTACTTTAACTATTAATATCTTTGATCCACCACTATCTACTGTAAAAGGTATTGTATCTAAAAAACTTGCTGCGGGTGTAGCAACAATTGAAACAGCAACTGCCCACGGTTTAGTCTCTCCAAACACAGTATTTATTGGGGGGGTAGATGATGTTTTTAATGGCACTTACACCATTACTTCGGCACCTACATCTACAACTTTTACATTTGCAAAAGTTAGAAACACATCAAAAACTATAACTGGAAGCTTATTGATAAACAACTCTGCAACTCTCGTTACATCAGATCCCCACGGATTTGTTGTTGGTGATACCGTACTAGTTTCAAACCTAGACATTAACTACAATGGAACTTTTGAAGTAACAGATACTTCATTGTATACTTTTTCATATGCCTCGACTAGAACAAATAGTAAAGCAACTACAACAAAAGCTCTAGCAAATGACATAGCAACTATTACAACATCATTGGCTCATGGTTTAGTTGTTGGCGAATCAGTCACTGTTTCTAGTCTAGATCTACCATTTGATGGTGCAAATAAAACAGTAACATCTAGATCTGAAACTGTATTTACTTACAAAGTAGATAGAGACTCTCAAGTTTTAGTGGAGTATAGATCTAGATTTGGGGGTGTGGCAACTTTTTACACAAAAGATGCACATACTTTAGTGCCCGGTGAGATAGTTACTTTTAAAGGATCTGTAGGCGGCACTGGGTATCCAGCCTCTGGAACTGTAATATCTGTGCCAAGTAACACTACATTCTCTATAACAAACGCTGGAGCAGACGAAAATGCTATTGATATTAATGCTTCAGTCGTGACGGCTCACCCATCTAAAAGATACGTTGCAAGCAAGCAACTTATTGGCGGAATTGTAACAATTTATACCTCGTTAGCTCACGGATTTTTATTAGGTGAACAGGTCACAATGCTTGGACTTGGTGCGTCATATGATGGAACATATTTAATAACATCCATACCTTTCTCTAACGCATTTACATATGTTAAAGCTGGATCTAACTCTTCCTTGGGCTCAGCTGGCACTCTAATAGCAACTAGAGCAAGAACTGGAAGTCTTGCATCTATAACTACAAGCTCTCTTCATGGCCTGACAAATGGTCAATATGTAACTATCTCTGGTATGGATAGTGCAGCATCTACTCTAAATGGTAATTATGTTGTAACAGTGACCAGCACTACAGCATTTACATATACAACAGCAGCCACGGGAACTATTGCATCGGCAGCACCTTCAGGAGGCACTGCTGCAGTCTTCGGCGGGTTTGCCGTTGTAAGTGGAACTATCCCTTCAATAGCAGATGCTGGTATTTTGACAGCATCTGGAAATCTCCCGTTTACCGCTACAACTAATACTGCAACAGCTGCTATCACTGGAGATGTTATAAGTCCTAGCGGAGGAGAAATTGACTCTAGCGGTGTAGTTGTTAAGAATGCCAATATTGCTTTTACTCCTGGACTTACTGGAGCAACTATCGACTTCGGCCCTGACCTCATAGAGATTGATACTTTAAGTAAAGATGTAGCTCTTAATGGAGAATATTCTGGTGCTAGAGCAAAACTTGATGTCTTTACAGATTTCTTCTACCTAGAGCCAGGAAATAATACAATAGAGTTTTACGACTCGTCGAGCTCGTCTAGCGCTGCTCTTATTAAAATATACTATCGATCTGGCTATCTCGGATAAAGACCTAGAAAAGAGACAAACAAATGACAAACTATGATGTCAACTACAGGTACTACCTGACTAACCTTATGACTAATGAGGTTATTGCAGAGCTCCCTTTTAGCAACGTTTCTTATGAAAGAGTCCTTCGCAAAGCAGGTGGATTTAGCGGGACAATCCCAGTAATTGCTGCTACAGAAAAATATGATTTATACGAAACAACAATGCCCGCTCGTACTGGTTTGTATGTTGTTAGGAATGACCAGTGCGTCTGGGGTGGAATTATTTGGTCTAGAAAATATGATGAGTCTAGTAAGAGTTTAACTGTCGACGCTTCTGAATTTACAAGCTATTTCTATCATCGCAATATTTGGAAGACTCTAACCTATGGCTCTGCATTTATAGGAGTTACATCTTTTTCTATTTCAAATAAAGTAGCTACTATTAATCTAGAGTCCGATCATGGGCTATCTGCTGGTGATTTTGTTCGAGTGACTTTTACAAGTCCCGTTGTTGACGGTACATATAAAATAACAGATACACCTTCTGCAACTTCTATACAGTATGACGTAGATTCAGCAAATACTGCCACAACAGCCATTACTGCTGGAGCTATTAGAAAGCTATACGATACATACGAGTTTGTTAGAGATCTTATCTATCGTATGGAAACCGACCTCTCCGAGTACAGCGAGAGTTTTGGTAACGAAATAATTGAGCCAGCCAAAACATTTGAAGCATCAGTTATTTATAAAGAAGTTCAAAGTGGAACTATTACTTTAAAAACTTTATATGATCACTACCTTGTGCCTGGTCAAGAGTTTGAAGTTTATGGAATTGATCCTATCGTAGATGAGCTTAATCCTTGGATTATTTCTGAAGTACCAAACTCTAAAACACTTATTTTTGAAGCATATGCAGAGGACACACCTCCTACAATTCTTGCAGGAATTAGAACTCTTTTTATTACAAATAGAGCAGTGGATGAGTTTGGAACAGCAACAATAACTACACACTTGCCTCATGGAGCACAAGAAGGTGACAAGATTGTTATTTCAAAGGTAGATTCACCTTTTAACCAAAGATTAGATATAAACTTTGATGGAACATTTACTGTAGATAGTGTTACCTCGAATACAATAAGCTATACAATAGAGACAGAGATAGATCTCCCAATAGAACCTATTTATGGCGGTCTTGTTACTCTAGGAAATAAAATTGTCTACTCTACATATGGACCTTATACTGGAAACTCCAACCTTGTCTTTGAGTTTGATAACTATAATCTAAGTAGTAAATATCAAGATACTCAAGTTTTAAGAGGCTATGAAAATAAAACTGTTGGCGAGATTCTAGAAGACTACTCCGATAATATTAATGGTTTCGAGTATCGTGTCGACTGCGATTATGACCCGTACACTGGATCATTCTTAAGAATATTTACTATTCTTGATATTGAAAACCCTAATGGTAGCGTTGAATACCCTACCATTACCTCCTCTGATCTTACAGATGAGCAAAGAATTGGCTACAACAAACTTGTCTTTGAGTATCCAGGAAGTATCTCTACATTTACAGTAGAAGAAAACGCAGAGAACTCTGCAACTCGTTTTTTTGTGCAAGGAAGTATCACGGATTTATCAGATGCTGCAAGCCAGCCATATGCTGTTGCAGCAGATATAGATCAGCTCAACAACAAGAATGGAGCGAGCTGGCCTCTACTTGATCAGCTGGAAATTGTTAACAATACTGCTGATGAAGACATTCTTTACGACTATGCACAAGAGTATCTCTACGAGTCTAAGGTTCCTATGGGAGACATTTCTATAAAAATAAACGGATCTCTTACTCCTACAGTTGGTAGTTTCTTTCCAGGAGATTGGTGCACGATAATTATTGATGATCCTTTTGTCCTGTCTCGTTTGGCAAATGACCAAGAGCCAAGAAATGACATTATTGTAAGAAAGATTAACTCTTTTAAAGTAAGCGTTCCAGATAACTCTTTTTTCCCAGAGGATGTTGATATAGAACTTATTACAGACTGGAAGGTTGATAAGACTGGACAGACATACGGACTAAATGCAACAGGAGGAAATAACTAATGCCAAGCCGTCGTAGATCCCGTAATAAAAGTATTTCTGGAAACATCAGTGATGTCCAAAAGCGTTTACGATATCTAGAGACACGTCCTGCTCCAGCTCAGCTGGCAAGAAAAGTTGTAGCCACTCAAAACATTGCATTGCGTGCTATTCAACCAGACGTGGTTGCTGACGCCGCTATTATTCGCCGAACACTAGCGCCAGAGGCTGTTATCAGTGCAAACCTTGCCGTTGTTGGAGACCCTGATGATGCAGCGGTTGCAACAGATAATATTCAGCTCCTAGCAGTAGATACCCCTCAGGTTGCAGACGAAGCAATCACTAATGACAAGCTTGCTGGAGATATTGAAGATAGCAAAATTACAAGCATTTCTGCTTCTAAAGTTGGTCCAGATCTTTTACAGGACGATCAAATAGATACTCTTTCTGCATCTAAAATTGGTCCAGACCTGCTACAGGACGATCAGCTAGATGGTATATCTACTGACAAACTTATTGGAACAATCAATGACGCACAGATTGATAGTGTTGACGCTGCAACAATTACTGTTGGACTAATTACCTCTGATCAAATTGATAGTGTTGATGCTGCATCTATTGTTATAGGTCTTATCCAAGATGACCAAATCGAGGGCCTTTCTGGTGAGAAGATTATTGGTGGTATTGATGGAGAACTTATTGTTGATAGAAGTATAGTTGCCGATAAAATAGGTATAGGTGAAATCACCGCAACTGAACTTGCAGCTGATTCTGTAGCATACAGCGAACTAGCAGATTATCAAATCTTTGCTGATAAAATATATGGAAATTCAATTATTGGAAGAGCTGGAATACATCCATATGGCGGAACTCCTCACATTCAAAACTTCACCATAGGATCTGATGATATTGGTTCATTTCAAATTACTTCTGTAAAAATAGCAGATTTATCTGTAACCTCTGGAAAAATAGCAGATGCAGCTGTTACTAATATTAAACTTGGTGCTTTATCTGTAACCTCTGGAAAAATAGCTGATAACGCAGTTACTAATGCTAAAATGGCAGGTAGATCTGTAGGTCAACCAGAAATTATTGTAGGTGCACAAATCATTACATCAATTCAAGTTGGAAACGGTTTAACTGTTAGCACCAACACTAGTAATTCAGGAGGATCTATATCTACACTTAGTGCTAGTTTTGGTGGCGGAGCTTTTAACGTTGCAGCAGGTAACCACACCCACACTTCTACTGGTATACCTTCTCACACTCACCCTGTTAACGCTTCAATCTCTGGTGCAGTTACTGGAGCTGGAACTCACGGAGGACACAGCGGTAGTAATACTGGTGGCCATAGTCACAACGTAACTATTAACTCTTCTATTACCACATCTGCCCCTTCCTCTCTAAAGCTTAAAAAAGAAATATCTGATCATCAACCCCTAGATATAAAAAATATATTAAATCTAAAACTAAAAAAATATAAATACAAAAATCAATTAAGGCATCTACAAGAAAACATTAATAGAGAGTGGATGCATGGTTATATTGCTGAAGAGGTGCAAGAGCTTGGTTTTGAGGAGTTGCTTGGATATGATGAAAAAGGAGAACCTGCATCTTTAAATTATGGTCTCCTATCTACATTAATCTTAGAACTAGTCAAAGTACAACAAACTGAGATAGACTCTCTTAAAGAAGAGATTCAGAGACTGAAGGAAAAAATATGATAAGTTATGTAGCAAACTACGAGCCAGTAAACAGACCTAGCATTTGTAAAATCTTTACCGCATCCTCTGGTGAAACTTTTCATACAACTATGAATTACTCCAACGATTCAGAGCGAGAAGATATGACCAGTGAGCTGATATATGAGCATTTAGAAAACTGTGTCAAATATATGGCAGATAAATCTCACGAAGTAGTTTTAATCAAAGCAGGTGAGTCAATAGGTTCAGAACCTTACCCAGCTAAAGGCTGGGCAGAGTTAGAGTGGACTAATAATGAAATAAATCTTTGGTTCATGTATATATATTATAAAGAAGAAGGATCCCTCCCCGAGTCTGAACCATTAGAACTTAATCTCACTGTCGGTACAGAAGAAGCAGAAGAGACTCCAGATGCATGAAGTTAAAGATGGCTCAAGAACTCTTCAGTTCAACGGACGTCTCCTAGGAGAATCAACCTCTTGGCGCCGTGGCTCAACACGCTGGATCGAGTTTAAACTCTTTAAGACAGAGAACGGTTCTTATATCCTCTCTCGCGTAGGTGTCTCACTGGTGTTCCATGGTGCGGCGTGTCCACTTGTAAAAAGATATTATTTAAAGGAAGCTACTGTTGATGTACTAAAAGATGACTCTCTCCCATGTGAAGATTGCAATCCATCAAGAGATTTGCCTTTTATCTTCCCTGAAACAGACCGAAACTGGGCTCAAGTAAGCGAAGATCCAGCTCCTGTACTAGATGCGCTTTACAAATACGACCAAGGTGGTGCAAGATATCTTACTAACGTTGCTCAGAGGCTACTTGAAAAAGCAGCAATGAATGACGAGAAGATAGACTCGATCTATAGAGTGGAAATGATTCCGTAAGCAGAGACTAGGAAGCAATGAGCGACAACCAAACGACGCAAGGATTAGGTGATGTAAAACTTCACCTTGTTGATTCCGTAGAAAAAGCTGGCCAATTTATTACTTGGCTCGGTGAAAGACGTCCCTATGACGCAATTGCAATCGATACTGAAACTGGTGAACGCCTCGGCGGACAGCGCAGTGATGCACTATCTCCTTGGCATGGGGATCTGCGTCTTGTTCAAGTAGGAGATGGTATGCAAGGCTGGGCTATTCCTTGGGAAGAATGGAACGGCGTATTCTACGAAGCAATGCGTAAGTTTGAAGGACCTATTGTTTGTCACAACATTGCCTTCGAAGCTAGATGGTTTGCAATTAAATCTAAATGGGAAATGCCTTGGCAGCGTGCACACGACACAATGATTATGGCTCACATCATTGATCCACTCGGTGTCGGTGGTCTTAAGCCTCTTGCTGCTCGATATGTAGATGGCAAGGCTGTTGCAATGCAAGAGAGCCTTGACCTAGGTCTTATTGAAAACGGCTGGACTTGGGGAACAGTTCCAGTCAACTACGAGCCTTATTGGATTTACGGTGCTTTAGATACAGTTCTAACAATGCGCCTATGGGAACAGTTCTATCAGCAGTGTGGCCCCCAAGGTCCATACAACCGTGCTTATGAGTTAGAGATGGCTACACGCAAGATTGTCACTCGCATGGAAATTAATGGCGCCCGCGTAGATCTGGACTACTCTAAAAAGAAGTATGAAGAGCTTTTATCTTACGCGGACTCGGTTAAGGATTGGGCAGCAAAAACATATGGTGGAGCAAGTATAACGAGCAATATCCAACTAGTTCGTTTATTTGAAAAACTTGGCGCTGATATTACGGAGACAACTCCATCTGGAGCAAAGTCTGCAAGCAAAGATCAACTAAAGCTTTTAACAATTAACGGTAACGAAGAGGTTAAAAACCTTGCAGAGACTGTTCTTAAGCAACGCAAGGCAGACAAGCTTGCTAATACTTACTTCCTTAACTTTCTTAACAAGAATGTTGATGGCATCTTGCACCCTTCTGTAAAGACTCTTGGTGCTCGCACATCTCGTATGTCAATCACAGATCCAGCCCTACAGACTCTTCCTAAGGGAGACGAGACAGTACGCAGGGCGTTCTTACCTCGTGACCCTGACCATGTAATTATATCTTCTGACTTAGACCAAGTTGAGTTCCGTATGTTTGCATCTCTATCTCAAGATCCAAACCTCATCTCTCTATTTCATAAAGCAGATGCAACTGGCTCTGATCCCTTTACTGAAATTGGTCGTCAGGTTTATCAAGAACCAGATATGCAAAGATCAGATAAGCGTCGTAACCTCATCAAGGGTGTTGTCTACGGACGACTCTACGGAGCAGGAGTTGCTAAGCAAGCTTTGACTGCTGGTGTGTCAGAGCCTCAGATGCGTTCTGTGTCTGACTCTTTTGATGCTAACTATCCAGGAATGATGCAGTTCCAAAAGCAGATTGAAAATATTGGAATGACTAGACTTCGTCAAGAAGGTCAAGGTTATGTGAAGACTTGGACTGGTCGCCGTATTCCTTGCGATGAAGAGCGTGTTTATACTCTTGTTAACTACCTTATCCAAGGAGGGGCTGCAGAAGTATTTAAGAGTAGCCTTGTTAGATTAGATCAAGCAGACTTAACCGAGCATCTTATTGTTCCAGTGCACGATGAAATTGTTTTACAAGCACCAAAAGATCAAGTTGAAGAGTTCAAGAGAACTGTTCAAGAATGTATGACTACTACCGAAGGTTGGGCTGTTCCGCTAACTGCAGGTATTGATGGTCCTATGGATAATTGGGGGGAAAAGTACGCATGACAAAATACGTTTTATCAGTGGATCCCGGTAAGGCAACTGGAGTTGTTTTTATGTCTTGGAACGGGTCTGACCCAGTCCCTAATGTAATTATCTCTAAAGAGGTGCAACCAGAAGAGTTTGCTATGGTTATTGAAACAATATTAAATACTCAGAAGCAAGAAGGTAATTTCACAGTTGTATGTGAGCGTTTTACTATTAACGCTCAGACAGTCCGCAACTCTCAGGCTCCTTATAGCCTTGAGCAGATAGGGGTACTTAAGCACCTCTGTCGTATCAATATGTATGACCCTGAAAAGATTGTTTTTCAGTCTCCAGCCGATGCCAAAAACATGTTCCCCAACCCAACCCTCAAAAAGCTTGGGACTTGGCATGTAGGCGGGGAAGGACACGCAAATGATGCGATGCGACACGCCTTACTAAGATTGGTTAAAACTGGCTGGGTTCCTAGAACTCTGTTAGACTAAGATACTATTCAAAAACTTTTAGTTTGCAGTATCTTCAATAGTATGTTTTACTTGATGTAGAGACGCTAAGGAGTAGGTGGAGAATGGCAGTAACAGTAGACATAAATCCAGAGAAGAACAACATCCTCATAACTGCTGACTGGCGCTTTAAAGAGCTCTGTAAGAGCCTTCCAGGGGCTTCTTGGAGCCCTAAGGAGCAGGTCTGGAGTGTTCCACTCAGCTGGACAACTTGCCTCGCTCTACGCTCAACATTCAAGGAAGATCTCTTTGTTGGACCTGCTCTAACAGAGTGGGCAACGAATGAACTTAATAATAGAGTTGCCCCTGCCAATGCTCTTCGAGAGCTTGAGACCTATGAGGGTGATGAAGATCTTTTCCCTCATCAAAGGGCTGGCGTAGCATTTCTTAGCACCGCAAAGCGTGCTCTCCTAGCAGATGAGCCCGGCCTTGGTAAAACTGCTCAGGCTATTCGTGCTCTTAAAAAACTTCAGGATAATGGCGAAGATGTCTTCCCTGCACTCATTGTTTGCCCCAATACTCTTAAGAAGAACTGGGCCAGAGAGTTTGAAAAATGGTGGCCCGGCGTTAAAACTCAAGTTATTAAGGGTTCTGCAGCTCAACGCAAAAAACAGTTTGCTAACGAAGAAGCAGAAGTATTTATTATTAACTGGGAATCACTTCGTTCACACTCACGGCTGGCTGGCTACGGCTCTATTGCTTTAGTTAAGTGCGTTGATATGGGCGGACAAGATCCAAGTGTTACAGAGACCCGTTGTGAGGTTCACCCTCGTGAACTTAATAAAATTGATTTTAAAGCTGTAGTAGCCGATGAAATCCACCGATCCAAAGAACCAAAGTCTAAACAGACTCGTGCTCTATGGGCTGCAACTGGTGATGCTCCTATCCGCTTTGCACTTACTGGTACTCCAATTGCTAAAGATGTTGTTGACCTGTGGTCAATCCTTCACTGGCTTTCTCCTATCGATTGGCCGTCAAAGACAAAATGGATTGATCGAATGATTGACATTATGCTCAACGCTTTTGGTGGAATGATGGTTATTGGCGTTAAGCCACATATGGAAGATGAATTCCATAAGAGCGTAAATCCTGTAATGCGTCGTATGCTTAAGAAGGTAGTGCTTCCTTGGCTTCCACCTGTTATGAATGAGCGTCGTGATATTGAGATGTCAACTAAGCAAAAGAAGGCTTACGATCAGATGCGTGACACAATGATTGCTGAGCTTGAAAATGGTGATGCAGTTACTGCCCCAAGTATCCTAACTCAAACAACTCGTTTACTTCAGTTTGCTAGCTCTTATGCAACTATGGAAGTTGACGAGTCAACTGGGGAGATAAAGACTCTTCTTGCTGGGCCATCTTGTAAGGTGGATTCACTTATGGATGATATTAAGAATGGCGACTTTGGCGATGACTCTGTTGCAGTTTGCGCCGTATCTCGCCAGTTAATTGATCTCCTTAGCGCAGAACTTACTAAGGCTGGAATTAAGCATGGTTTGATTACTGGTGCTCAAAACGAAGATGAGCGTCAGAGAGCGGTAGATGATTTCCAAGCAGGAAACATTAAATGGGTTCTCTTTACTGCTCAAGCAGGTGGTGTAGGTATCACGTTGACCGCTGCTCGCCGTCTTGTTATGCTACAGCGACCTTGGTCACTAGTTGATCATCGTCAGGCTCTAGACCGTGTGCACCGTATTGGTAGCGAAATCCACGACTCTATCTTGATTATGGATTATGTAACAGAGGGAACAATTGAAGAAAGAGTTTTACAAGTACTAGAAACAA